CCAGCCCTGCATAGATAAACATATCTAACAGTGTTGTCTCCGTAGTCAACATGGTAAGGTTCGTTGTAAGGTGCTGAAGGATAGCTACTTAGATCGCAGTTGTCCTCACAACTTAGTAATGTGCATAAAAGTAATGTGTAAAATAATGTTCTCATATTTCTTTGTTTTCAACACAAAGTTAATAAAAGAACTTATATATGCAACTATTACATGAAATTCTTTTTCCAAACATCTAAACCAACTGCATACCTTTGTTTAGTATCTGGGTACTCTAAGATCATTTTTGCATTGTTCATGAACCTTGCTAAGAAGTTTGCCTTCTCTTCATATTTCTTTGGTTTTAAAAATGGCATAGTATTATTTTTTATATTCTTTATAAACGTTCTTTAACTTGTCGTGTACTGTTTTCTTGTAGCATGATGAACAACTTGTTAAACTTGCCTTTTGATGAAATACTCTATTGTATATTTTAAGAACATCCGTTTGAACTTCTGGTTGTACAACGTTTTTATTATCAGTATAATATTTATCTAAGTAAGTGAATTCATCCTCAGTTAAACACTGTGGTTTATAATAAGGATATAAATCATTTAAGATTTGTTTTCTCTTATCACATCCACAATCCTCACCAAGCACCCACTTAGCTATTTTTGCTATGCCAGTTGCTTCTAACACTTGTTCGACTGTATCGCCTAACCCTTTAGCTTTTATACTTTTTGTACTCTTCTTTGCTTTCTTTTCTGATTTTTTCTTTTGCATTTGTTAATGTATTAAATATTGAACTTAAACTTATTTTAGTTTCTTTACTTATATCTCGCATACTCATATTGGTATTAAGATATAACTTAGTTAGCTTCTTGTCGTACCAATACCAATCCTCTATAATGTCATCGATCTTGTTATACAAAGCTTCTAAATTTACTTTTTTATTATAATTAGTATTCATTTCATCTGCATTAAAAGTTATACTATTCATTATATAATTATATTTCTCTTCATCTACATCTGAAAACACTGTAATCTTTTTCTTTTTATAACTACTGCATTTACTGTAATATAAATTTCTTAATGTGATATAAATATAAAATGTATTAATTTCTTTTTCATTGTACATTATACGATTTACATCTTTAGTGTAATCATACATTCTGAGATACATCTCTTGAACTAACTCATTTGCATCATTATTGTTTAGTTTAAAGCTTTTTGCCATCTTAATCCAGTCAAGATGTCTCTTGGATAATATTTCAAGTATATTAGAGCTCATCTTTAAATACAATGTCTCTAAGTTGTTCAAATGAATTTATAACATAATAGTTTCCTTTCCATTCAGATTGGAATCTAACTTCGTCTGGTGTTAACTTTTGTTGTGCTTTTGGCTTAGAACCGTCTTTAATTTCTATTAAGTAGTTATTGAAGTTATAACCTACAATAATATCAGGAGCACCTTTTCCTAATTGGTGAGTATGGAGGACAGAGCATCCTATCCCCCTTAATTGGGCAACTATTTTTTTCTGGTTAGCATCTACTCTAGCTCTGATTCGCATCTTATATTATCTACAATATCAAAGGGTGTTTCCATATTGAAATAATATCTGTTCGATTTTCTACTGTAAGTTATGCCTTCAACTTCTTGAGGATAACCTACTAGTTTTTGTTTCTTTATCTTTTGACTGCCGAATACAACTGCTGTATTACTAAAATCTAATGCTCTGTTAGGTCGCCATACAAATAAAACATTATCACTTTTATCTGCAAATGTACCACCACCTTTTATTCTATTTACATCAGGTTTATTATACCTACCACCATCGTCTTTTTGTGGTGTAACTTGGTGTGCAACTAAGTGAACAGAGATTTTATTTTCTACGGCAAACCTTTTTAGTTCACTCATGAATCTACTAATATATAAATCTTCTCTTTCACCTCTTTGCATCCTGTGTTGTACAGTATTATAAGGATCAATAATCAATGAACGAATACCTTTTGTCTTAACTAAAAATTTAGCTCTCTCAAAGATGTCCTCTAATTTATAACTTTTTTTTGGATATATTATAAAAAAGTGTTTTTTCATAAACTCCATAGCTATTTTAAATTCATCCTCACTCATATAATTATCTTTATAATAAGGATCAGAACTTTTGCCAATGTAAGTTTCTATTAAGTCATGGAAAAAATCATTTATAGGCATATTCTCTGGACTAAACACTGCAAACTTCCATCCTTCATGAAATGCCTTTAGAACTGATAGCTGATTTAAGAACATACTTTTACCTTCATTTTGATAACCTGTCCAAATATTTACTTCTCCGTTTCTCCAAGTCCAAGCTCTGTCAATACATTCAATATGTGTTGTTGAACCTCTTTCTTGTCCGTTTCTATAACCATCTAGCATACTATCATAAATATCATTTACGCTAAATATACCTTCAACCTTAGGCACTCTAGCATATTTAAATCTATGCTGTAATGATTCTATACCTTCATTAAGTAAAACTTCGTTAGCATCTTTAAATGGATTTGTATCAATTAATCTAATTTTTTCAGCACCAATTCTTCTAACAAGTTCTTCTTCTAAGTATCTACCGTTTTCATCATTATCAGTACATAAGTAAACTACTTTTGCATTATCAAACACTTCATAGCAATTTGTAATACATTCTAGTTTCTTGTCTAAGTTTTTATCTTTTACGTTTGGTGCACCCATGTTTACAGAAGTGTGCCAAGTAAAACCTGCAACTTCCCAACTTAATGAATCTAATTCACCTTCACATAGTATTACAAAATCTTGACTTAAAACCCTATCATAATTAAATATAGTTGGTTGTCCGTTTTTAGATTGTGTAAATGTTTTATTATCAATGCCTCTTGTTTTATAATTAACAAGTTCATTATGTTTTAAGTATGGAAATACAACACTTTTACCATCTTTTGTAGAAGTTATCTTATTGTTTTCTATTACTTCGTTTGTTATGCCTCTATCATTAAGAAACTTAATAGCTTTAGAATTTATCTTTTTTAAGTTATTTGTAGTTGGCAAAGTATATGTTTTATTTTGCATAGTATTATTAGGGTTTACAGAACCGTTCCAACCGCAGTGATGACAATGATATAAACCATCATCAACATTTATAGACAGTGAGCAGTCAGCTTTTTTCTTGCGAGTATGACTACATTTTGGGCACTTTACTTTCTGTTGTGAGTATTTGCCTTTAGGTACGATTCCAATTTTTACAAAGTTTTCTTGCATAGTTCAATTTTAAATGTATATTGTTATAATACACTATGTATAATAATACACTATGTATTATTTATTTATATAATACACTATGTATTACATAGAACTGACACTCCTGACACTTGGATTAACGTAAATCTTACGTTCTTTGCCGTCATTTCCTAAGCTTTTTGTCTTCCTTGTAATGTATTCTTTGTTTTCTAAGTTCTTTAATATTCTGTATAAGGTTCTGTCATTTAAATTTAATGCCATGCAAATACTTTCATTTGAGGCAAAACAATAACCTTTTTTAATTGCTAATGAATCTATATAAGATAATACTGTAGCTTCCGATATTGTTAAGTTTGTGTTCATAAATGCTAAATTAATGTTAACGTATTTTGTGTTTTTTCTTTGTATCATAATTTAAGATAATAATCCCCCTAAACAATTAAGCTTAAGGGGAATGTTAATAACTAAAATGGTAAATCTGGGGTAGGTAGTGGCTTAGCAGGTTCTTGTTGCTTTGCACTATCTGGGACATACTCATCAATCCATACACTATGGCTTTTACCATATTGATCTACTTCTTTTTTCTTTCCAATAGTAAGTTTTAAATACTTTTTACCATTGTACTCGATCCATGCATCTTTTGTTTTCTCTTCGGCAATAGTAAAGTTAACTAGGTCATAATTACCTTGCTGTTTACCACTTCCTACATACTTTTTTTCATTCATAATTTTAATTTAATTTAGGTTAATAATAATTTTTCTACTTTCTTACTTACTTTATATTTTTTTCTAATATCGGCTATAGTAAAACCTTTCTTTGTTATGGCATCTTTTGCCTTATCAAACTTGTCTCCTTTTTCGTCTAACCAATCTTTAGATGGCTCTAATACAGTCGTAGAGACGTTTTTAGCTACTTTAGAGTGATTATTAGTAGCGTCTGCATCTTTGTTATCGTCAATTAAAAATAAACCGTTTAAAGCGTACTTTCTAGCATAACTACTTGATGCTCCATAGCATTGAGCTACATCCATTCCCTTCCTGTTTAAGTTAATACCTGCTTGTGCTCTGACAGTAATCTTGTCTTTACCATCAGTAATTTCAGCAACTGCATTAACGAATAAAGGTTCTGGAGCAATAGAATCAGAGATAGTCAATAACAACCCTTCTTTCATAAGTAAAGGTTTAACTGCTTCTAAGATGTCTTCACAACTTCTATAATTGTAATTACCGAAATTGTTTCTTTGATTTTTTGGTGCTTTCAAACTCCCTTGAACTTTCACCAACTTCTTTGTTAAGTTTTCCATGCAACAAACATATTGATAATAAATGTCATGTGCAAGACAAAAGACAAAAAAAAGGAGCAACATCTAGTTACCCCTTTCATTGAAAACAAAGAAAATCAACAGTATATCGCACCCTATTGAATTCACAAATATATATAAAACCCTATTAAATTCATAGGGTATTGAATTTATTTATTAACTATATGGTTCTGTGTCGTCTTGTACTGTTCCAAGCAACACGTTTTCCACCACCAAGTATCATCTTCTTCATAACCCTATTATTAAATTCAGTTCTTAGTGAGTTAAGTTGTGGGTTACCGTTATCTAGTTTGTTCATTTATTTCTTAAATATATCAATAACTTTTTCACTTGATCTACCACCAAAGTATGCTAACACAACCGCCATCATTACTTTTTCAAATGTATCATTCCATGTAGCTCCTATATGAAAAGGTATGCTTTCTATACTATCTAATATACCTGCTAAAGAAAACACAACTATACACCATACTAAAACCATAGGTCGTACATTTTTAGCTAACCAAGAATCACTATTACTATCAGATTCCCATCTAGCAGTTATAGCTTCCATTTCTTTATTTTGTTGATCATAGATCATTTGTTGTAGCTTAATCTTATCGTCATTAGATATTTTAGATTTACCTATTTCTTCTAAAGCTTCTTGTGGTGTAGTTACACCAGATAATACTTTACCTAGTGCAGGATTTATCATTGATGCTGCACCAAATAATAATTTACCAACTGTAGTTTCTTTAAACTTCTTTTTATCAGACATGACTTATATCTTTATATTTAGTTTTACCATTTTCTTTATAAGCTAACAAGCATCTTTTTCTATTACTGTCACCATCTACATAACTAACATGTACCCAATCAGGTTCAGTGTCTGTACCAAACTCCCAAATAAGCTGGTCAAAATCCAGATTATCTTTAATATAGTAATACATATAAGAATTAGAAACATAACCATAAACATCGTCAATATCAATAGCTCTACCTTGACAATGTTGACTTTTACTGCTACCACCAATCGCTTTATTAAGTTCTTCACATCTAAAAAATGAATTAATTTTAATTGGACCATTAACTGCTCTTCTAAGCGGTTCAAACACCTTCTCAGCAATTAACTCCATATTTTGTAGCTCATACTCATTAGGCACGTTTTCTATACCTAAGCGAAGAGCTGTGACACTTCTAGTAGCTTCTTTGTAAGTAATGTGTTTGCTTATTAAATTCATAGCTTGCTAACCCTATCGACATTGTTTTGTATTTCAAGATTGCCTACTTTAATTTGTAATGATATATCTGCAATATACTGCATCCTAACTCTACCTGATTTATCCATAATAACAATAACAGGAACAGCAACTATACTTTTTTGTATATCTTTAGGTTGATCTTTTAAATAGCTAAACTTAACTACAGCTCCTGTAATATTAGACAAGTCATAGTTATTTCTTTCATTCCATTTTGCATTAATTTGCAAAACAGTTACATCTTGACTATATACAGATGCCGCAACCAATACACATATCGCACATAATATTTTTTTCATTTACTAATTATTTCAAACAACTTGTCGTCTATCTTCTTCAAGGCATTTGAGTTTTCTTCTACCTTAGTACCAGTGTTCATAATAGTTTCTCTAATTAACTGATCTTTTAAATCGTACTCAGTTCTACTAATTTCTGGTTCTGGCAATAATTTAGCTTCTTCTATGTCTGCCTGTAAAGCAAACCACATACCTATAAGAGCTGATAATCCTGCTCCTATTGCTATAAGTGTTTTAATACTAATTTCAAATTTACTATCCTCGCTCAATTCATTCATAATTTCTTTGTCTTTTGAATAGTATAAGTTATCGTGCAAATAAGAAGTATAATTTTAAGCCACACTTCTACTTCAGTTAATGATATAAAAAAAGCTACTGAATTAAGAAAGTATATCTTCAAATCTGCAAAACCCATAGTATTATTCTTTTTCTGGTATCTCTTCGTAAGAACCGTCTTCTAAATTAACTGAAATCTTACCATACTGTTCCTCAAGCTCTTTCTTTAATCCTAATTGTTCTTCTTCTAGTTTTTTTAGTTCTTCTAACTGTAGTTCTTTTGACTTTTCTAAGTTAATTTTTTGAATAGATATTGTACCTATATTAGACACAACTTGATTAACTTTACTTTGACTTTCTTGTAATGATTTTAATTGTTCTTCTGTAATTTTTGACATTATATTAAATTTATAGTTATATACAAATGTAGTAATTTATTTTAACAACTTCCAGTTGCAATTATTAATCCATTGTTTCCAACTTGCATCCAAGAGCCACTTTGTTGACCACTAGTTGTATATATAGCATAATAACCAGCAGCAGCAACAGTTGTACCAGTTTGAGTTGTATATGCTGTATAAACATTTAAAGAACTAGGCACTAGATTATTTGGATCAGTATGATAATATGTATCAAACACAATAGCTATTGGACAAGCATTTTGATATGATGAACTGTTATAGTTATACATAAATGCAGTTCTAGGTGGGTTTTGATCGTATAAACTAAATTCAGACATTCCTAATGGATTTTGACCATCTGGTCGGTTATTAACTGGATTTGCTAATGAAACTGCTGGATAGCTACGACCAGAGCCACTTGTATTACCACCAGATAATCTTTGTATATCTGACATATAAATTGGTGGTGCTATATAAAAATTTGATGTATAGCCAGCTCCAGTTCTTTCCCTAGCTGTTTTAAGCATTGAAATTTCATCATTTGCAATATTTGGACAAGCCATAATTTATAATTATTCTGCTGGTGGAGGTGGTGTAGGTGCTGGTGCCCAAGACATTGGTGCTTCTTTATCTTTTGGTGTAATTTTGTTTTGTATTTCTTTCAAAATTACTTCATTAGGATGTGTCATATCATAAACAGATTTAACCCACTCAATAACCTCATCTTCTGTTAAATCAGCTAATGGTGTAAAAGAATCAGGATTTGGTTGTCCTATTGGAATAGCACCCATAAACGAACTTGAATAACCAGATTCTGCATCTGTTCCCTTATACTCAAATTGTATGTTTGTAATAACATCAGTTAAACCATCTAGTGCTGGTGCCATTTTCATGCCACTTATTTTCCATGTGTATGTAATATTCATATTGCAAATATATTAATTATTTATTTAGTTTATCTATTATATTAGTTAACTCATTTATTTGTTTTTGTTGGTTTTTAATAGCTTCAATTAAATATCCAGTTAAATTACCATAAGCAACTCCAAGAGTACCATCATTATCACTAACTAATTCTGGTGCAACTTTTTGTAATTCTTGTGCTATAACACCAGAACCTTTTTTATTTGTATCTATTTTATTAAAACTAACACCTCTCATATTTAAAACCTTAGTACCATCTAATGTTTCAATATTAGTTTTTAATTTTTTATCTGAAAAAGCAATCACATCACTTGTTGCTGTTATATTGCCATTAGCTTTTACACTTGCATTAAACTCACAAATTCCACTTGAATTAGCATAAAAACCTCGCCTATTTGAATAATTATTACCAGAATATAATGAATAAAAACCACCATTTTCACCAGCATAAAATGAACCATCTACTAGAACAGAAACCTTACCACCAACAGGATTATCTCGCAAAAATGCTAACTCACCACCATTGACTGTATAACCACCAAATCTTGATCCAGCAAAACCAGCACCCATCCATGAACCACTAAAACCAACAACATTATTGCCACCAACAGTTAAAGCATTTAAAACACTAGTATATTGCGGATCTAAATAATAATTAGTATTATTTGAATCGTAAAATATAGGCGACCTCACGCTATTTTGAAACTGAGCTTGTCCACTATTATAAATCCATGCACCTAAATTATTCCAAGCTCCAAAAGTAACTCCAGTATAACCACTTAGATTTATAGCTCCTCTCGATCCACCCTCAAAGTTACTTGACCATGTTGAGCCAAAAAGGTGAATTGTATTTTGCTCAGCAGTACCATACCTAAATCTTAATGCATTATAACCACTTGTATCGGAAGCAGTAAAATCAATTTTGTTATTAGAACTAGTGCCATTTTGAATAAGTAAATCGGTTAATTTACTTGTGCCAGCTGGATCAACATAATAACTAGTATCAACTGAATCATAGAATATTGGTGCTTTTACTGAATATGCGGCATTAACAACTCCAAAAGTATGTTCCGACCAGCTAGTTGAACTTCCAGCTCTCCAAAACCAATTTGTTGGTGTATGATTAGATGCACCATTATTACAACTTCTATAATTAATATGTAAATGATTGCTTTGTGCGCCAATCATAAATTCAGCACCATATCCCTTTAACTCCATTGTGTCATAGGCGTGGTTTCTACCTATCTCAGCACAACCAGCAGATGAACCACTTAGAAAACCATTAAGTTTAATACTATACAAATTACTTTTACTATTTGGATTTACATAATAAGCAGTATCATTACTGTCATAAAATGTTGGTGCCCTAGATGATGATGATGCATAAGAATTACCAGAAACATCATTGTACCATCTTCTAGTGCCTTGACCGCCAGAATTACCAGCTGTTGCAGTTGTTGACCAATGCTCTACATTACCATTGTTTTTATCAAACCTTACATAACAACCATAACCATGATCATACGCCCTACCATAATATTGACCATTTACATTAATATTACCACCAATACCAGCACTATTATAAGTTATTCCTGGCTCTGAAACCCAACTGGTTAATGCACCACTATTTGATATATCTGTGGCACTATGTTGATAGTTTATATGCACCCTTGCAGAACTATGCCCACCTTGTACAACTAATTTACCAGCAGTTGAAAGTGATGTTGTTGTGCTAGCTGGATTTAAATAATAAGATGTATTATCCTCATCGTAAAAAACTGGTGATCTCATTTGATAATAAGCAGTAGTAATCCCATTTGTATCTACTCTAAATCTCTCAGTTGTACCATTGTAAACCCTAAATCTTCTACCTGAATAGTAATTCAGATAAATGTCATTTCCATTATATGAATCAATATGTAAATTACCACTTAGTAATATTTTGCCGTTACCATTAGCTGATTCAATGTATTGACCATTACCAATTATTAATTTATTATTAATTGTAGTAACACCACCAGTTGTTAAAGTATTAATATTAGTAGTGCCAGCTGGATCAAGATAATAACCAGTATTATCGGAATCAATAAATTTTGTTCCTGACACAGTACCACCAAAACTTCCTGTACCACTAAAAGATGAATTACCATTTTGATCTATTGTCATCTTTACTGCAAAACTTGCTGTGTATAATGTAAAACCAGACGAGCTACCACCTATGTACATACCACCATCACCAGCTCTAAATAAACCAAGTTGAGCTGATGCACTTGTTTTTGTAATTCTTATATAACTATTAGCATCTTTAAAACTCATATTACCACCAACAAAAGCAATATCAGATTCTGTCCCATTTATATCTAAACTGCCAGTTACTTGTAAATTTGCACTTCCACCATCTAATTGTTTTACAGTTAAAGTGTTTGCCGCTGTTGCTTGAATCCCAGTTAAATTACCATAAGTAGAGTTAAATGAGCCAAAAAACCCGTTAGCACTTTCATAAGCTAAATAGGCACCATCTACTAAAACAGAACCTTGACCATTTTTAGATAAAACAACAAACTCAGAGCCACCAGTCATTGACAAACCAGCTTCTCGAGTATATCCATTACTACCTAAATCACCATACCAACTACCAGGCGATAATCCCTGAGCAAATATTCTATTGCCACCAACAAGCAAACCATTTAAATTACTATCACTAGCTGGATTTAAATAATAAGATGTGTCATCAGAATCATAAAATATAGGTGATCTTACACTATCATTAAATTGAGCTTGTCCATTGTTATAAATCCAAGCTCCAGGCGAACTCCAAGTGCCAAATGTTGTGCCATTAAAAGCACTAAGATTTATAGCGCCAGCTGAATTGCCTGGAAACACACTACTTGACCAAGTGCTACCAAATATATGAATAGTATTTTGTTCGACTGTGCCGTATCTTGCTCTTATAGCACTATAACCCACTGTACTTGTATTCTGAAAAACAAGTTGGTTATTAGAATCAGTATTATTATCAATTTTTAAAGTATGCAATCTACTTTCGCCAGCTGGATTAACATAATAACCAGTATTATTAGAATCATAAAATGTGGGTGATCTTGATGATAATTTTGCATAATGGTCGCCAGATGTAGTATAACCACCGACAGTATCACCAGCTGTTGTATTGTAAAATACAAATCCAGTATTTGCACCAATAAGTGCTGTTGATGTTCTTAAACCAATGTACCATGTTGCATTATCGTTTTTGTAATTCCACATCGCTTCTCGGTTACCATCTGAATATACTTGTGGATATTGATGTTGTGTTGTTGAATATATCTGTAAACCACCACCCTCTGTACCGTCAGCAGTTAAAATTCTTAGGTTGCCACTTTCAAAATCATGTTTTGTACCTCTATACAAGTTAGCACCACTGCTAGCGTTACCAATTACTAAAACACCACTTGCGTATATATGATCACCTTGTAAATATAAACTTGAACTATCACCAGTACAATTTAATTGTAATACTGTGCCATTACTTGTTGAATTTTGTAATACATGAGCTGATGTACCAGTATATGTGCTAGTTATTAATCCAGCAAAATTAACTGTGCTTAATAAATTTGTAGCACCATTAATAAATAATTGACTAGCTGTTGAATCATATTTTATACTTGGTCGCCCAGCTCCATTACCAAATATCATTGGTACATTATCATTTAACTGTGTGGTTACACTTATAACATTTCTGTTAATATTGCCGTCTATTTTAAAGTATTCAGTAACTCCACCAATACCATTATCTGATCGAAATATAATACTTTTATCATTTGCTGAATTTGTAATATATAAATCACCAGTATTTTGTAATATTTCACCATTTGTGCCATCGCAATCAATAGATAATAATGAGCTACTACCAAAATTTGCTTTAGTGTTATTGGTATATATAGTTGGTTTAGAAAAAACAGTAGATACTAAACCGCCATCAAGTCGCATATATTCTGTTAAAGCAGATGGATCAGCTCCATTGTCTAATTGAAATTTTATATCACCATCATCAACAAATGAATTAAATATTAAATCACCAGTATTTATTCTAAATAATGTATTAGTTTCATTATGATATGCTCTAAAATCTGTTGAACTACCCAATACAAGTTCATCATTATCTTGTATAATTAAATCATTTGATCCAGATGTGTTGCCTAACGCTAAAGTTTGTGCTAAAGTTTGTGATGAACTACTATTGTCATCAACATATTTTTTTGTCGCAGCATCTTGAGCACTTGTTGGATCAACTAGGTTTGTTATTTTTGCAGTTGAATTAAGATCAAGCTGTGTTGCGTTTGTTAATTTTAATTTATCATCAACAGTGTCATCAATAACAGATAAATATAAAGTTGTGGTTCCTGTAAAAACAATTCCTTCTCCTGGATCATTTATAATAAGTCGATTTACTCCAGTTATATCATAATTATTACCACTTATACCGCCATTAGCGTTGGTTAAACCGTTTATGCCACCATTAGCACTTAATGTGCTAGAAAAAGCTCCAGTAGTTCCACTTATTGCACTACCAGAAATATTACCAAATGTTACATTACTTGTTGTAGATACATCTTGACCAATAGCAATTTCACCGTCTGTAATTGTTACTCCAGTTCCTTCAGTAAAACTAGCTCTGGCTCTAGTGGTTGTAAAATATAAATTAGTTGTGCCTTCACTTAAATCATCAGTATCTTTATTACTTAAATCAAGGTTTACACCAGTTTGTAAATCTACTCTTTCATCAGCTCTTGCGTTAGTATAATATAAATTAGTTGATCCCTCACCTAGATCATCTGTGTCTTTGTTGCTTAAATCAAGGTTTACACCAGTTTGTAAATTAACCCTAGCATCTGCTCTTGCGTTAGTATAATATAAATTAGTTCCTTCTGTTAAATTACTTGTTGTATGATTGGACAATGAGCTAACAGTACCAGTTACATTACCCTCTAAATTAGCAACAAGAGTTCCTATAGTATATCCACTATCAGATGTGTCAACAGTAGTTAATGGTTTTGTTGTTAAACCTGTAAATAGTTTAAATTTATTATCGCTAGCATCATTAAATAATCCTTTGTATTTAACATTTGTAGATATAGCATATTTACCGAACAATCCAATATCTAATATGTTTGCAGTATTATTTACTGCTAATTGAATTAACGGATCATCAACTTCTAAATCTGTTACGTTTAAATATGTAAGAGTACCATTAACTGTTAAATTACCAGAAACATCTAGGTTTGCACCTATTTTAGTGTTACCGTAAACATGAAGGTCATAGCTTGAGTTAGGGGACGTTCCTATACCAATCTGTGTAGTTGACACATAAAAAGGAGAAACATTACCAAAACCATCTGTAAGACGCTTAGGAGACGTTGTTATATTACCGTTGTCATTAAACTTAACAAGTGATTGATAAGTATCTTTTATTTTAGTATTAGAAAGAGATGCCATTATTCAAAACAAGTTGGTTGTGAATTAAACATCTTTTCCCAATTTATTATGTGTGCCATTATCTTTCTTTTTTAAATACGTTAATAATTTTTTTACGTTAACCTGTTTAGGTTTGTAGTTCCTCTTTAAATCACCCATCCATGAAACCCTGTATCTTTATCTGGGTAAATATCTTGGTTAGAATTGCTATAGTACTCGTCAAACTTAGATGGTGCATTGAAACTCATAAAGTCAATAAATCTTTGTGCATAATATTCAGCAAAATCTCTTTCCTTTTGAATTAAGAAATCTATCTCTTCTTTGCTTGCGTTAGAGCTGTTTTCTGAGTTATGCTTATATACACCTCCATTTGATATAGAATATGCAGCAAACGGCAAGTATTCTACCATAGCAAAGTGAATAAGCATTGGTTGTATGTAGTCATTTACTAAAGATAAATAATCTCCTGTTAAATTGCCAGCTAAAATATCAGCACTTATTTTATCATACAAATCTGTACCTAAATAGTTTTGTATATGTATTTCTTGTGCCAGATCAATAAACTGTATAAATTTATCTGTATCTACATTTGAATTTAGTGCAGTGTTTTTGACTAAATCTGATCTCTTAATAAATAGTGCTTTTGCCATTACTCTTCTGTGTTTATTGATTCTTCTTCTATTATCTTACTATCTCCTTTTTTTATACCAGTTTCTTTTTCAACTTCTGCATCTGTTATAGCATTTGTTAAATCAGTAAATTCTAAAGGTTGTAGTGTTTTAAAGTATATGTCTAATTCAATTCCGTTATACATTAATACTCTTTCTAACTCATCTAGTATAGTAACTTGCATTGGTCGTATAACAGTGTTATCCATAAGTAATGAAGCTGTCTGTAATTCTTCTGCATTGTTTCCTAATCCTGTTTTGTCTTTTATACCTACAAGCATAGGAGATACAATTCTGTGAGATACCATTACCTTTCTCATAGATTCATCACTAAGAAATTTATACTGCTCATGTGCGTCACTTAGTATAACTGGATCAATACTTGCAGAGAGTTCTTTGCTATCGTTAAATGCCAATATAAATCTACCAGCATTAGAAGAACCACTAAACTTTTCCTGTATGTTTTGCTCAATCATAGATCGTTGCTCTTCTGTAGGAACACCATTATTAAAGTTTATAAGCATACTTGGAGCCAAGCCATTTTGTATATTATTTATATGATAGTTAGCTATTTCTTCTTCTAGTTCTGCATACTGTAAACCACCTTGATAATCTACTGGAGAATAGTAATAGAATCCAGCTCTATATGGTTTTATATATAATATCTCTAATCCTGCATTACTTGATCCAAATGCAGGTATTCTTTTAGGTGTATTCTTAAAACTTACTTCTGACCAATCCTTAGAGTAATAAAAACCTTGTATTTCACCCTTGTTATTTGCTTTCTCTGCCCTTAACGTCTCTACAGGCATGTGTTCTACTTGTACTATCTTTTTACGATCCTTAGAATAGATTATTTGAAGTGCTGCTTGTCCCATCATCTTGTAGTCGTAGCATATCTTTTTCATACATGATTTAGTAAAGAGTTCTTTCATCTCTATATAATCTTTACCTTTTGCATCTTCTTCAACAGCATCTATACCTTTACCGTATATCATTTCTGCTATACCATTAATAGCAGCATTATTTGTAGCACTTCCATTATATCTATCTATAAGATAATCAAAGTAATTGTTGTCCTCACCGTATTCTACCCACTCTCTATTGTATTGTTCTACAACTTCTGGTCGTGTATAAGATGACATATTAACTATATGTATCTTGCCTTTTTCTGCTTTAGGCAAAGGATTACGAGCTAATCTCTTTTTTGCCATTTTATTTACTTTTCTCATATTATTACAAAATCGTTATCGTATGTGTTTTCTGTAGTGTATTCTCCAGAATGTACATCAAAGGTATTAAAATTAGTTTGATCTGTACAAAAAATAGAACCTCTATATATAATTGTAGAACCATTCTTTATTATAAACGAATAGAATCTACCTTCAATCATTAAATTATTAGATTGTGAATCTACAAATGTACCTGTTACAGTCATATAACCATTAGAGTTAGTTACAGTAACGGCAATAGCAGTAGTTTTTCTTGTAGATTTATCAGTAAGTTCAAATGTAACAGAGCTTTGTGCACTTCTAGGAATGACTTTAAAACTCTTTGCACTTGTTGATGTAGTTAATATTACCATATTATAAATAACAAATAATTTGGTATTTGTTTTAATAAAAAAAGGGACACCGAAGCATCCCTTTAATTAACCTAATTAAATTTAGTTCTTATGAATTAGAACCAAGTGTTATTGTGGTAATTCCAGCACCTGTTAAAGTAGTGTCAACAGATTCTGTAGCAGAAGCTTTTTCTATAAAGTTAGCAGGTACTTTTTCCATACCAGTAAATGTAAGCG